TAGTCCATTACCCCTTTTTTTAAAAAATCTGCTAAAATACCAAAACTAGCAACTTTCTCAGAACATTCACACATTAAAGCATAATCTTTTAAATTCTTATTTTCCATTTTCTATGCCCCTAAGATTTTTTCTAAAGCAGCTATTTGCTCTTTAATAAGATTAATATCATTTATAACAATAGCTTTACGTGAATCTGTAGCAATAGTTGGTTCTCCAGAAAAATACAAAGCTGCGTCACTATATAAAGCTTGAACGTATTTAGGTAAGAGTTGAATAATCGTATTTTGGTCTTCAATTTTATTTTCCATAATTACTCCTTATCACTTATTAGTTTTTTATATTCGTTAAGAGCATTTTCAATATTGGTAAAATCCTCAACTAAACATTGTTTGCGAACATCCGTATTGTTAGTTAAATACAAATTAGTATCAATTATAATGCTATTTGATGCTGTTGATAATTTAACAGCTAAATCCTCTAATTCCTGTTTATTCATTTCTTAACTCCTAGTGTGTTTATTTCTTCTAAAATGGTTTTTAGATTTGTAATGTCATCGTTAATTTCACTTAAAGCCTTTAACGCCGCTTCAAGCATTGTTTTCGTATTATCATTGTTTAAATTTAATCCCCCCGCAAATATATCAGGAGCATATTGTCTTAAAGTTGATATGTCTGATGAGAGCCAGTTTATGTATTCAATCCCAGTAGGATTTATGGGAATAATATTTGGTACGACTGGATCTGGTTGATTATATAATATGAAATAGGTTTCTTTTAACATGTCATAATCTAAAGTACCTAATTTTTGTATTAACATATCAGCAGCATCAGGATTATTTTTGCGTATTTCTTCTTCTGCAAAAGTTTTGTTTTGAGTAACAAATGCTGTTAAATCAGTTACAAAGTTTTCCTCTGTTAAAGAATCTACTACAAGAGATAATTTTTCACTTAAATAGAATTGCGCAAAATCTGTTACAATCCATGTTTTCGCTTGTTCTTTTGACATATTTTTACTTTTTTGTTGTTAACTTAAATTGGGATTTATTAATAATATTAATAAGACAATATTTTGAACGAATGAGTAGTTTTCTTCAAAATATAATCTTGCAGTTGTATTGGTCATTGTAAGTACAACAGGTACCTGTATATCATTAGCAGTAGAACTACCAGTATTGGTGTTTACAGTAACAAAAACAAAAGGTGTATATGATTTATCTGCAAAGGTGATATCTATAAAACTATCGCCTCCAATATAACCATTTCTTTTGGTTGCACTTAGTATTGCACCTGAGACTGTCAAAGCTACAGTTCCTGTAGTTCCTCCAACATCTCCTACAACTACTTGACCTGTTCTTATATTATTTCTTAGATTACTATCTACAAAAGTCTTATTACAAACATGATTACCTTGCGTAGGAGCTGTGCTAGTAGATAATTTATAAACCCCAAGGTCTACATCATTGTTTACTTGAAATTCATTTAGCTTTTTGTTATCTAACTGGCTTTTTGTTACTGCATGAGTAGATAAAGTACCATTTGAAATACTTAAAGGACTATTAAAACTAGCAGTAATAACGTTATTAACTAGGTTAGCACTAAAAAGTGTAAAAGTTCCAGGGTTGTTATATCCATTAACGAAATTCATCTTTATAGACTGATAATTACTGATAGACGTTGTGTCTATATCATACTCCCATTGAAACTGATTGTCGGTAAGAGATTTACGGGCTATTCTATCAATAAATTTTCTAATTAGAGCGCTAGTATCACTTAGAATCGTGTTGTGATACGAAACTAACTGCCCTGTATCAACATTTAAGTTATAAGTCCAAGTCTGAGTATTATCTACATTGTCTATAGTTTGAAATCTATTAAAACTAGTAGCTATAGTATCAGTACCACTACCAATTACAGAACCTGTTAAGTTAATAGTACTTCCTCCTCCTCCAGCTATTAAATTTTCGACCCACAACTTATTAGCTACATCTTGTGGATTAACAGGATCAGATACACTGGTAATTCTATAATTATTCATGCTTAACGACGCCATAGGAACAGCAAACTGGTTTAAGCTTATAAGTTTAGCCGTATTAGTTACCGAAGTGGTAAAATCTGTAATAGAACTGCTAGTCCATGTCTTACTATCAACATAACTTCTATTAGTAGCATGATGACTTAAAGTTGGAGTTGCAACGTTAATGAGATTTTTATTATTAATATCTAAATTACTAGTTGGAACAGCAAACTGATCTAGTCTAATTGCAGAGGGATTAAACGACAGATTAATTATACCCACTGAAGTAATAGGATTTCCTGTAACACTTATTGCTGAACTGCTACTTTGTATATCAACACTAGAAACTGTACCAAAACTTGATAGGTTCTTCCATTCGCCATTTAAATACATTTCTAAAAAAGCCATATTCCCCCCTTATGCGTCCGTATTTATTCTCATATAACCATCTTGAGGACTTGCTGGTCTTTGTGAACTAGGACCAGCGGGAAGTCCAAAATAACCCATTCCAGACATTTTTATATTGTTTGGAATAAATATCACACCAACATTAACAGTAGGTTGCGGGTCAGTATTTACTCTTACTGTTCCCTCTAAAACTGAACTAGGACGTTGTGCGGTAGTTCCTTTTGGAAGATTAATACCTTTTTGTCCTCCAAAAGTTCCTCCATCCGAAGTAATAACGCTAAGACTAGATAAATTTTGAGGTATAGTAACACTATCAGATAACGAGACAGTTGGATTAGTTGCACTTCCTGATATAATAATATTATTCCCACCAGTGACAGTTTTGACACCTTGTGAACCAACAACAACCCATTTAGTACCATCGTAAAACTCTAAAGCTGCCATATCTACATAAGTTAAGTTGTTAAAGAAGTATTTAACCTTAACATTCCAGTAGTTGGAGTAGCTGGTCGCTGGGCGGTAGTTCCAGTTGGAATAGTAACCGATGCAGTACCAGGCAATACGGGGTTAGCACTAATACTAACAGTTGCGACATTGCTAGCAACTGTTACAGTAATCTGATTACTTGTACCAAGAGCGTTATTTAAACCATTAGAACTTAACTCTGAAAAAACTACAGCTGCTGATCCAATATTTACAGTTACAGCACTTGTTAACATAAAGATTTTAGGGCTATTGATAGCACCAGAAAAAACTTCAACTGTTAACCCTCTAATAAATTGGGTATAAAAATCCAAATCTGTTGCTCTAGTTAATACCCAAGCTACAGATGCACTACCTGCGTTAGTTACTGTATAAACACCATTTTCAGTGTTAGAGGTTTGATTTTTAACTAAAACTCTATTACCAACAATTAAATTACCACCATCAATAGCAAGAGTTGCAAAACTTCCCGAGTTAGTTAAAGTTGCGCCAACACCACCTGCTCCATTTGAGTAAGTAGCTGTTAAATTTGCAGTTGTTGCAACAGCGCAAGGTGAAATTTTACCAATAGTGTTTAAAACCCAGCTTTCAGATGCTAACGAAAACCAAGAAGTGCCGTCATTAAATTCATATTTACCGACAGGCAAAGCTAATTGTGCCATATGTAACTCGCAAGGATATTAAAGTTCTAAATTGTATCTTATCATACCAGAATCTACAAGTAAAGGTCTTTGCGAAAGGTTACCAACTGCAATTTTGGTATAGGCATTACCGGGAAATTCAGTATTTTCTGCTAATGATAATGTAAAAGTATTATCAACTCGCATAACGTTAATTTGTTTGTTTGTTCCTAAAATATTTATATCTTCTATAGGTCCTGGACCAGGTGTTACTGAATCAGTATTGATTCTAAAATGCCCTAATATAGGATTAACAGGTCTTTGTGAAGTATTTCCAACTGGAATTTTAATTATCTGCCCTAAAAACCTTACCTCATCTTTAAAATCAGCTTTTTTCTCGAAATAGAATTTTCCATCATAATAATTATATTCCATTAGTAAGGTTTCTCCTCTATCCCAACCTATTTGTCCGTCATTATGACCTACATAATACATACCAAAGTTTTTAGGAAATCTATAATGAGAATGTGAACTATTGTTTTCCATATAACTTTGCCATACAAAACCCTCTTGAGCACTTACATATCCCAATTGATTTCTATAACCAAACAATCCCATTGAAACAGGAAATAAATCATTTGCAAAAAATGTTGAAGAATCCCAAGACGTAATTCTTAGACCCGGTTTAAATGAACCAGCAGCTCCTATATGACTTGCATCATACCAAATATTACCAGCATCATAGCTATAATTGTCAGTCTCATTGAATTTGTTATGAGTTCTTAAAGGTCTATATTTACTCCATAAATACTCTGAATATCCAGTAGACCACCCTAAATTTACTAAAAATTCAGTTAAAAGAGCTAAAGAGCCATAACCTGTTATAGCTGTAATTTGAGCTTCTAATTCTGTTTGAATAGCAGTATCTGAAGAAATTCTTGAGTTAGTTTCTTCCTGTAAATTTTCTGGTGTTACATAATCATTAAGAATAGGAATTTTTCCACCCGAAGCAATACTAATAGAACCCCCACCAGTTGTTTTTAATATACCAGTACCTATTGTACTTATAGCTTGAGCATTGGGCAAATTTGCATTTGGTGTTTTTAATATATAAGTAGCATCAGCAGGAGACGTTACAGGAAAGTCAACCTCTATAGGTTTATTATTTATATCTCCTTTCCATATTTTATCTTTAGTTAAAGTAGCGACAGTAAGCGTTCCATCTAAAGAATTTTTTAACAACCCTTCTCCTATTTCATTTAGAGCTTGAGCGTTTGTAAAAGTATAATTTGTTTCCAGTCCATATAATTGTTTAATAGTTTCTGGAACAGCTAACATTGCAGGGTTTTCCCAAGAAAAACTAATATTTCGATTTTTTACTATAAAACCAGTTACATCCAATCTTTTTATCGCTTGAGCTACTTTTACTTGTGTCATAGCAAGAGAGCTTGAAATAATAGTTTCAGAGGAAGTATTTAAAGTATTTGTACTTCCTGCAAAAACTTGAGGAAGCCAAGGACCAGACATTAACCAATCAAAACCAGATAAAGGGTTAAAAGTAGGGTTTGGTATAGGAACTGGGGGCAATGGGATAAAACTAGGATAAGGAAAGGTAGCAGCTCCAAGTTTTGGTAAATTTATAACCCCTATTTGTAATTTCTCTTGCGGTTCATTATTATAATCACCTATCCATATTCTATTATAATCTAGTTTTTTTTGTTCTTCAAAATTTCCTATTTGTCTTTTTAAATCAATAATATCTTGGCGTACGTCAATTATAACTGGAGAAGTTAAAGATCTTCCGTCTTTATCGCCAATTAATATATATCCCTTATCTATTGGTAATTTACCAGTAACAGGTGATATAAAATTATATAAACGATCGTACTTCATGCTGTTAGACGTGTTAATATACTTGAGATTTCATCACTTTCATCTGAATAATGAGTATCAATTAAATTAGCCAGTTGTGAAAACCAAGCAGGCGTACTATTATCAAGTTCATTAGGAAAATCTTCTGGAAATTTAGGTTGAAACTTATAAAAATATACATCACGAGCAAGTCTATTACTTAAATAATCTAAATAATACCTACTCCATTCTTCCGCTCCAGTCATAGCAACGTTCATGATTTTTACGGCTCTAACCGCTGAATGTTCTAAATCTGTTGATGCCCCACCGCTACCATCAAAACTCATATTTCCTATTCCAGTTCCAACATCTACTATAACAATCCTAGTAGCATTTGGCTTTACAGTTAAACCTAAATTTATTGCTGCTAAGATAGCATCATTTGCTAGTAACGCTCCATCACTGTAATAGTGTCCATTAAAATTATGAGCTGGTAAATAAATAGGGGCAGCAGAAGAAGCTCTACAAACATTAACTATAGTTTCGTTTTTTCCTATAAAATAGCTAGGATCATTAAAGTTAGAAAATACAACATATCTGCTCATATCTTCCTCATAAGCAGGTATTACAATAGGGGTTTTGAGATTAGCTAAAGTATTTGCGCCAAAATTATCTACTAGAACCTGTTGTAATATATTATGTCCATAGTTTGAATCATTATAAGCAGATTTATAGAAAGCATCATCAGTTGCAAACATAAAAGCTTTTTGAGCTAGATTAGGTCTATTTGAATCCTGACTTGCATTATGGCTACCAGATGCTACGTCCGCTGCTGTTCTGATTGTAAATACTCTTTTTGCTTGGTTTAAGAAAAAACCCTCCATATAATCAGGAGTTTTGCCAAAAGAATAACCAGACGCAAGTATAGCTCCAATAGATGTACCGCACATAACATCAGCGTATTTCCAGAAATCAGCTTGCGGTATCCCCCATTGTTGAATAAACTTTTGCATAAAACGATTAGAACCATAGCCCTTAGTTCCACCGCCGCAAAAACTGAATATTCTGATTGTATTTGTATCCATGATTAAAAATACCTCGGCCTATCATTATAACTATAGCGCATTTCCACCTGTCTTTTTGTCCGTGCTATTGGTAGGCCATCAAGCATTGCAAATTCAAGGGCATTCATTAAATGGTCTCGCCCTTTCATAATTTTACCTTTATCATCTCTTGAATATCCCCGCCATTCTTCCATAAACTTGCGGCAAGTATTAAATACCTTAAAACGCCCTGTTCTTATTCGCTCTAGCACATTATCTACAGCAAGCTCTTTGGCATATCTTCCTTTTTCTAATTTAAGCCCTGCATTTGCGTAATCATCAATCAATCTCTCTCCGTCTCTTTGAGAACCTTGGTTAACTGCTGGATCGCAAACTCCTCTTATCCAATCACATCCCATAAGTTTTAGACTGTAAGCATGCTGAGCAGCGGTCTTTTCACTAACCGAATATTCTTTATAAACGTAGAGTGTATCGTTATCTTTATCATGAGCGAGGAACACAACGGCAGTAGGCGCAAAAAAGCCTACGTCCATACCAAACACACAAGCCCAGTGATTCGGTATTTCAAACGGATCAATTAAAAATTCACTTTCTTGTACTTGATAAACAAGCCCAGAACCAACACTTGGTATTCCTTTTTCCCTAGCTTCTAATTCATAAGGTTTTAAGGTAGCTCTTAGCTGATTCTTAGTTTCCTCCGATAAATGTAAATTATCGTCCCAAGTAGCTTGAATGTAATATTTGCCGTTAATGGTAATTTCTGGATCACTACGGACTATTTCGTAATCTTCGCTTTGTAGTTCTTCTACAGACGTTATTTCTTCTGATTTTGCTTTAGATACCCTTTGCTCTAAAAAGTAAGACATCATTTCAGTATACCCTTTTAGAGGGGTCATCGTAAGAATTAAACGTCCTTGTCCTACTCCGTCAACATCTGCAAGACGCATAGCGCATTCGGTATACACATCCTTAGGTGGTTCTTCATCTAGATGGATAAGGTGGCATCTCGCCCCTTGGAACTTCTCCCTACCTTGTTTGTAAGATTTAAAATAAAGACTGGAAAAACCACCGCTAGCATGTTGTATCTGTACATAATCAACAGCTCCGTTAACTCCTGAGAGCATTGCCTTTTTTAAGATTAGGCTAGAATGAATAAGTCCATCAGTAAAACCACCATCAGAGGTATAACCGCCTATCAATTTAAGCTGTAAAACGTTTCGGGTTATCTCATAGTTTTCAGATGCCACCCATGCAATAATAGGATGATTGAACCTATGCCCCTCCCACCAATTAGGATAGACTCCTGTTAAATGTATGGCATCCTCAATACAACCGCAGTAGGTTTTACCCGTTCTGTTACCAGCTAAAAACAAACGCTCAATAGAAGTTTCTCCTGCTTTATGAAAGCTAGCTTGTTTGGGGTTAGGAGTGTAAAAGCGGAATCCTTTAAGACGTTGTGTCTCTAGTTCCTTATCAGTGAATAACGATAGCATCTACAAAAATTGCAAGGTTCTTTAAGTGTAATTATATAGATATCGCTTGACTTAGGCAATTATATTTAGTATCTGTTATTTAGCAATTGTTAGTAAGTTCTAGGAATTGATGCACTTTTCCTAGAACTTATCTTTATTTTTATATCCTCCAAAAATTAAAATCCTAAAAAATAGTTTAGAAATTATCGTATAAATTTGAATACATAATAAAGCTTATGGAAAGTGTTGCTAATTTATCACATTAAAAGGTTAAGAAATTAAGTAGTTTTTAATTCTTTTCTTCATTAAAACGCTCTCTTAAAATATAAAGCACCTGTGCTTTTCTTGTGCGCAAGTCTTTGGCCGCTTCCCTGTCTATTTTCTCCAGTAACTCTGGGTCTAGTTCAACGTGGACAATGATTTTTTGTTCTTTGGTCATTTACTCCCCAATGTCTTGTAAAAATTGTTTTCTTTGCCCTTCATCTGGTATTTTCCCAATTGCACTTCCATTTCTTTTTTCATTCTTTAACCATTCCACTACTTCCCTATCTTCTTTCAACAAATAAATTTTATCAAAATCCACTGGTATTTTATAAAACGCACAAAAATCTTTTAATTCATTAACTAATTTAAGACATTTCTTTTCTTCTTTAATAAACTTTTGCACATCATTTTCATCTAAATTTTTATAAGCATTTATTGCAAATGCAAATGACAAATGTTGAAGTTTACTTCTACATTTAGATAATTTAAGATCTTTTTTTCTGAGTTCACACGCTATTTCTTCCTCATTCATTCCACCACCTCCCAATCCTCTGCTTCTATATCCTCTAAAGTAACTGATAATTGCATTACGCCAAACGCTGAAGCTATTATTGTACTGTCAATCTTATTAAATATTTTATTACTTCCTATCCTTCTTATTGTTTCTCCATTTTTGTAAAATTCCTTAGCTAGATTAAATGATATAGGAATTTTACCTTTTGCTTCAATTATGTTCATTTTGCTTTTCCCTCACAATATTTTGTTACTAATAACTTTAGATAGTTTAATTTTACTTCTGTTTCGTTACTACCCCAATTATCCATGACATAATCTACTATCTCGTTTTCGAGTTCTTTTACTTTTGTGTTATTCATCTTGTTACCTCTTATTTAATTTAAGTATTTCTGACATTCAAACATTACAGGTACAACAAGGCTATAAACATCTAAGTATTTCTTTTCTGCCTTGGCATAGTTAAAGTCATAACTTTTCTTTGCTTTTTTATATTCGTTATATTCAGCTTGTCCTCGCATTTTGAGCCCTGCCTGCTGTCCATGTGTATCAGTATTTGCAACATCTCTTAAATTTCTTTGCTTTTTTACGAAGTCTAATAAAAGGTTTTGTAAAAGCATTGTATCATGTTCTTTAGTGCTAGTTTTAGTTATTATTTTTTTCATAATTTAACCCTCCATATTCATAACTTTTAAACCTAACCTATCAGCTGCATAATTAATATGCTTACTTGTCGTCCGAGACCAATAACCAAGTCTGTATAATGTATTATTTATAAAATCTATTTTAGCTACCTTTGTTTTGTATGAATAAATAAATTTATTATCATATCCTAAGTTTTGTGTGTATTTTTGAAATTTTTGCACTTTATTCACTCCTTTAATTTGTTGTAATTACATGTTACAATACTTTTAAAGTAATGTCTAGTTACTTTTTAGGTAATTATAAAGTATTTCTATAATTGTGATAAATTTATTACAAGAAAAGTCAAGTGCGCTTTTCTCAAAAACGTACGATTTCCTCTGCGTTTTCCTTGTATTTCGGGCATAAAAAAAAGACGGGGAGTGAGTCCGTCTTTTCTTTTGCTGATAACACAACAGTACATTGCAATTATAGTATAATTTATTGGCCCCTAGTTTTCAAGCTTTTTGTTCTTAGCCTCCTCTAACCATTTATAGATTTGATCTATTTTGTCGCCCTCTAGCAATTCAAGCACAGATGTCCCCTGCTCCTTTAGTTCTTCTTTTTCTGGAGAGTTCTTAAACGCCTTAATTTCTTCCATAGCTTCCTCATGTGTTAGCTCGGTAAAGCCAGAAAGAGCAGCGGTTACAGCTTCTAGTCTAGTTTTTCCATCTTCTGTTTTAACTTGTACAGTTGGTTGATATACACTTTTGGGCAATAATTTATTAAAGTATATTTGATGTGCCCACCCCTCGCCTAAAGTAAGATTTCTCCATAGAGCATCAAATGCTTCTTCATATCTTGAGACTGCTAACGACTGAAACATTGCTCGCTCTATCGTAGCTTTGTTGAGAGTTCCCTTAAGCTTTCCTTTTGGATTACCTGATTGTCCTTTTTTAAAAAGTGTGCTTGCTTTTGCCATCAGTATATACCTGCATTTTTCTGTATTTTTTACTAGATTTGCAGACTATTTCATCAACTCGCGAATAGCTATAATGCCAAGCAATGCAACCAGAAATCCTATCATAACGCCATTTACAATAAACCACGTATCCATTATTTAACTCCGTTTCTAAGTAATACTGCAAGGACCTGATCTCTATCATCGCCAGTATCTCCAATACTCGCTGCTATTGTTATTAAATCAGGTTTATCAGTACCATCAGGCATAAAATTATTAGCAAGTAATAAATCTAAATTAATACTATCTCCTGTTTGTACAATAAGAGTTAACAA